ATGAGGTGCGCGATCTGTCGAAGATCTTGAAGCAGGCTTCTCCGGAATCGTACCAACAGGCTCGGGCTCAAGTCGGCGCTAAGCTGCGCGATGCAGCGTTCGGCGAGAACGTAACGGGTGACAAAGCGTTCAGCTCAGACAGGTTCAGCAAGGCGCTGAAAGATCTTGGACCTGACAAATTGGGGGCGTTCTTCAGCCCCGATGAGATCGCCCGCTTAGAGCGGCTGAACCGCATTGGAGCTTACATCAACTCGCACCCCAACGCTTCACCTGTCCAAACGTCGAACAACTGGGGTGCGCTTATGAACTTGGCTTCGCGTATGCCGGGCATATCCCTGCCGGTCGATGTAGCGCGCACCGCGGTCAACGCTGTGAAGAACACGTCGGCGGCCAACAAAGCAGTCGAAGCAACCGTGCCGAAGAACGTGCCCGAGCTTAAGGCCGAGGATGTACGCGCTCTGAGCAAACTTCTTGGACTTGGCTCCGCGGCGGCGGGCGCTGCGGCTGCTGAGCCACTGAAATAAGAAGTAGTACAACACTACGCCGATAGAACCCATTCCGAACCCCCAATTGGAGAGCGCATTATGGCCACGCTATTACCTGAGGGTAAGCAAAGCTACACGAACAACGCAGGTCAGCCGCTCGCAGGAGGCCGGTTGTACACCTACGCAGCCGGCACCAACACGCCAAAATCGGTTTACCAAGACGCGGCGGGCACGGTGCCGCATACCAACCCTGTGGCGCTCGACGCGCGTGGCGAGGCCGCGATCTTCTGGTCGGGCGCGTACAAGGTTGTGCTCCGAGACGCTTCGGATGTACTCGTTTGGACCGTCGACAACTTGGTGAGCCCGGACACGTTTGCCGCCGACTTGACAACGACGCTTCGCAGCGATCTGGCGACCAGCACCGATCCGACGAAGGGGGCCGGGCAGGTCGGGTACAGCAGTGGGGTTAACTACCCGCTCAGCACTGTTGGGTTCAAGCTTCGGCAAACCCGTACATTCAAAGACTACGGCGCTGTCGGCGATGGGGTGGCAGACGATACCGCGGCTATCGCCGCTGCGATTGCTTCCAATGGCACCATCGCGGACGACTCGCTCGGAGGCGTCTATCGAATTACCTCGCAAATCGCAATTCCGGACAGCTGCTTCACAAAGTTTGTTGGGTCGGGCAACATTCCGATCCATCGATCCAAATTTTTCGTAGACTTCAGTGGTGCCGCGTTCAAAGGTGCTGCCGGCAGTACCTCGTTTTTCAGTATCGAGAACTTCTACTGCTACAGCCTGTCTACGCATCTTAGCGCCCAGTTGATTGACCACGATGGCGATTGCGTGCACTCCAAGTTCGAGCGACTTGTGCTACGCAATTTCCGAGGTAAAGCGATCGATTTGAACACAGCCTTCCGTTGTGAGATCTCTTTTCTTGGCCAATACTGCTGGGATTACATGCTGCGCATCGGGGGCGGCAGCGCATCGTACATTAAATTCACGGCAGACCATTCGTACGCAGGCGGCATTGACGTCGGCGGCGGGGGCCACTTTATTGAGGCTTACACCGAACAGATTTGTTCGGACAACAACCCAGCCGGCGCAAACGCAAGCTGGCGCGAGATCATCTTCCGGGGTGGGCCGCATTACGTTGTCGGGGGTGTTCTGTCAGTTCACCCACAGAACAACAAGTTCCCGATCTCGTTGCAGGCAGCGCGTGCGGTCAAGTTCGAAAGCGTCAGCGGCTTCTCACTGGGCGCGGCACCGTACTGGATCGACGTTCCGTTCAATGACAGTTCTTGCGATATCAGCACTTCGCCGACGTTGACGTTGGGCGGCGCTGCGGCTGGCGTCAACACTATCACTTCGGACCCCGGCTACGTTGGAACCCCGCCGCGTCTGAAGCTTGGGCTGCTCAGTGTGCCTGAAAACTTGGCGTTCGCAGGTTGCTCCTTCGACGCTGGCGGGACTGCTTCCGGAGTGTTCCGAGTAGCCGTGAGTAAGCTCTCTACAGGCCGATTTCAGTTCACCTGGGCCGCGGGGCTTGTCTCCGGGACAGGGTACCACATTGATGTGGCTATCGAGCTGTCTGGCGTCGTAGTGGGTTGGCGAGTGTCCGCGCGCACCCTTACAGGCTGTGTAATTGACTTCAACAACACGGCTTCTGCCGCTAGCGTAGACCCCAACTACGCGTCTATCCGGTTCTATCCTCCGCTCGCTTAACACCATGGACAGCCAACACCTTTTCAACATCGGGGCTACGCTCATTGGGGCCCTTGGCGGCTGGTGGATGAAGGCCATGTGGGATGCCGTCAAGGAGCTTAAAGCGGCCGACGACCGAATCTCACGGGACATGTCGGACCTGAAAGTGCTCGTAGCTGGGGATTATATTCGCCGTGAGATGTTCGACCGTATGTCGGACGCCATATTTGCGAAGCTTGACCGCATCGAGACCAAGCTAGATCAGAAAGCAGACAAATGAGCAACTTAGCGAAACAACTCGAGCTGGACGAGGGCGCCCGGCCCCATGCGTACCAGGACCACTTGGGGTTCTGGACAATCGGCATCGGGCGCTTAGTCGACAGCCGCAAGCCGGGCAGTGGCCTGCGGCCTAGCGAGATGCAACTCATGCTTAAGAACGATATCGAAGATCGTGTGCAAGCGCTGACCAAAGCACTGCCGTGGTTCACCCAATTAGACGAAGCTCGACAAGGCGTGTTGCTCAACATGAGCTTCCAGATGGGCACCGCTGGGCTGCTGGGGTTCAAGAACACGCTTGAGTTCGTGCGTCAAGGCAAGTACGTGGAAGCAGCCAACGGCATGCTCAACAGTTTGTGGGCTCGGCAGACGCCTGAGCGCGCTGAGCGGCTGTCGAAGCAAATGCGCACCGGCGAGTGGCAGTTCGCTTAACAGGAGAGCAAGATGGACCCTATATCAATCGCAATGGGGCTCGCGCAGTTCGCCCCGCAAGTGGTCAAGTGGCTGACGGGCAGCGACAAGGCCGAAGCCGCCGCAGGCAAGGTGGTCGAGATCGCTAACGCAGTCACGGGTCTTGACAACGGTGCGGACTCACTTCGTGTGATCGGCATGGACCCCCAGGCTGCGCTGGCGTTCAGGCAAGCCGTAATGGCTAATGAAGCTGACTTGGACAAGGCGTTTCTGGCCGATGTACAGAGCGCACGGTCGCGGGACGTCGAGTTCTTGAAGTCGGGTCAGCGCAACTATCGCGCCGAGTTCATGTTCATGCTTGCAGTGCTCATGATCGGGGTGCTCGTCTGGATCATCTGGCGTGACCAGAGCATCAACGAGTACGTGAAGGGCATCTTCACGCTGGTGCTGGGTCGGTTCTTGGGGTACCTGGACAACATCTACAACTTCGAGTTCGGCACCACGCGATCCAGCCGGGTCAAGGACAACACGATTGACAAGCTGTCCGGCTAATTTACCCGGGCGATACCATCGGTATCCGTGCAAAACGCCCCCGCTTGGGGGCGTTTGTACGCCTAGGTCTAGGGGTGGGTCTAGGGCCGACCCTAAAAACGCGCCTTGCGTCGGTTTACCTAGTGCGTGGCCTTGTACCAAGCGTACCGGCAGCACCAGTAGACCCACACAACGGCTTTAGCAGCGGTACAGGCGCACAGCCACAGGAAGTACGGCGGGGTGATCACCGTGAATACGATCGCTGCCCAGACAAACAGCGCCGCGTACCAAGCAACCTTGAGCGCCGCCGGCAACAGGGCCAGCGCGATTATGAACATGAGTACGCCCATCACACGTACTCCAACAGCAGGTACTGGTTGCCAGCGCGGATGCCCTGGCTCGCAGCACGCGTCACTACGTCGGAGGCGTAGGAGTCGCCCTTAACGCAAGTGACCAGCTGCGCACGGTACCACGCGCACCAGCCGGCACGCACGTCTTGCCACTCCTCCCAGTTCAGCTTGCGCTTGCAAGCGAACCACTCGACCTGCCGCTTCAACGCGTCATGGTCCAATACCACGAGCGCACCGGCTTCACGGATTGGCAGCGGATACGTCACGTCGCGCGGGTAGACCATCTGCCGCGCTTTGACCAAAAGCTGAATATCGGTTCCCATTTGTGTTTCCCTCGTTGAGCCAAGACATTGGCGTTTCGTTAGCGTAGGCTTCCCATGTAGCGGCTTCGATAGCCTCCTTGTGGATCAGCCCTAAGATCAGTACACGGTCACGATGCATGATTTCCCCAGCTTGCGGATAGTTTCAGCACGCTTTTCAGCCGCGTTCCGTGCATCTGTCTCGTTGCCGGCAGCAGACTCAACTACCTTGCCGTTGACGGTGATGCTGTAAGCGCCAGCACTGGCCCACACTGCGACTTCTGCTTGGGCCTTGCGGGCCGCGCGCTTGGCGCCATCGCTGCCCTTGAAGATGCTGATGGCAGTGTCCAGGTGTCGGGTCTTGCTGGCAGTCACTTGAAGCTCCTGAAGTTGATGAAGCGAATGTTGCCTTGAGTGTTCAACATTCGCAAGAGCAGTTCTAGGGGGTTACTTCAACAACTCCGCAACGGTCTTCTTGACCCGCGCGACCTTGGCCGCGGGCAGCACCACAACCTTATTCCCATCAGTCGAGCGTCGCTGCGGCACCTTGACAGTCTTCTTGGCAGGAGTCGCCACAGGCCCGCGCTGGTACGCTGCCGCTTGCACTTGCCAGCCGTTCTTCTTGGCAGTACGCCGGCAGCAGACGACGAGCTGACCTTTCTCGTTGATGGCGACGACAGGACGACGGCGCACACCGTCGTACACGGCATCACCGGCTTCAGCTTCGTTCTTGCAGACGACAGGGGACAGGTTGGTAGTCATGGCGAGGTTCCTTTCAGAGTGATTGCGATGACTGAATAATCTTGCACCCCGACCGTCTTCGCAAGAGGTGTTCGTGAAAAAGCCCCTTGAACGAGGGGCTTTTCGTTGTTGGCCTTAGTCTGCCAGTGGGTAGTGGTCGTCTATCAGACCCAAGATGCGGTCGATGAGCATGTCAAGGTCCGGCACCGTAGACCAGTTGCACACCGACACCAAGATGAGCAACTCCTTGCCGTTCAACTTGTTGTCAGTCGCGAAGTCTGTCATGCGTCCAATCGTAGCGTACTTGTGCCGCGGTCGGCGGTCCTCGAGCACGGCCAGCTCACGCAACTTGCGGGCGAAGTGCAGCGCCTTGCGAGCGTCGACCTCACCGTTCTTGAAGCGGTGCCGGGTGATGTACTTAGTGATTTGACCTTCGAAGTAGCCCAGGTCGAGTTCGTGGGCGAGGTCCCAATGCTGGAACCCGCTGCGGTAGTGGGATCCCCCCACTTGAGTGTCGTTTGCGCTCATGCTTGCATCTCCAGTTCTTCCCCAACGGCCGGCTCGAGTCCAAGTCGGCGCATTCCGGCGTGTACCTCATCCGTCAGTGCGCGGGCACAGTCG